AATTGCAGAGCGCATGAAACACCCCAATAAGCGACAGAGAATGCTGAAAGGACTCGACGGAAGGGAATATGTCCCACGCAGCGAGCATTCAGCACTCAATCTTCTGATACAGGGGGCTGGTGCCATTATCATGAAGCAGGCATTAATCAATTGTGATGCACTACTGCAAGCCGAAGGATGGATTCCTGGTAAGCACTATGAGTTCGTTGCCAACATCCATGACGAATACCAAATCGAAGTGGACGAGGACAAAGCCGAACGCTGTGCTGAATTAGCCGTGGAAGCTATACGGAAAGCTGGTAGGGATCTCAATTTTAAATGTCCTCTCGATGGCGAAGCCAAGGTAGGTGACAATTGGGCAGCTACGCACTAGTGACAAAGGTATGTTCTGGCTGTGGGCGGGATCTTCCGCTCACGGCTTTTGCTAAAAATAAAAATGGAAAATTTGGGGTGCACTCTAAATGTAAAGAGTGTAAAAATTCGAAGCAGAAAGCATCCTATAATCCTGAGAAACAAAGTCAATATTATCAGGAGAATAAAGAGCAGATAGCTGAATACCGCCAAACCAATGAGTGGAAGCAGCTTCATGCAGAACAATCAAGAAGATACAGGAAAAAATATCCTGAAAAGGTTAGAGCACACGCCGCAGTAGCTCAATTAAATTTGGAGACCGAAACGTGCGTCATGTGTGGGGCAATGGGTATAGAAAAGCATCATCCTGATTACTCACAGCCTTTGGACATTATTTGGTTATGCAAAAAATGTCACACGGAGATTCACAACAAATGAAAAAACTTATATCTATAGTTCTGGTCGTAACAACTCTTATGGTAGCTGTACCTTCTTTCGCTGGGGGATTGCCCAGTGTAAGTGATCAGCGCGACTACTTGATGGAAAACTACAGCATTGAGGCTATTGCCGACGGCATTAAAGCCTCTGGTCTGCTGGTAAGCATCAGAGAGAATATGGGACGTGAGAGGATGATAGAATCCCTGGAGGGTTTGGATTCCGAAAATCTTAAACGTCTTTATCAGTGCATGCTTTATATTTATGTGTCGATGCTGGAGGATAATGACGAAGGAGTAACCGACGAAGAAATTACACAATATGAAGCCGTTTTGGCAGTTGTGGCTGCTATGTGGCTTGAGTCTTAAACCTAATGGCCCCTTCGGGGGCCTTATGGAGGAACTATGGATCACGATCATGGACCACGCTGTCAATGTGTACAGTGTAACCGGGAACTCCCGATTGATATGTTTGCAATCCTGAAAACACACAGCGTCAGCGCAGCTTATTCGCTCGGTGCTAAGGGAAACTACTTTGTAAATGAACGCTCCTTTACTTGTATGGAGTGTGGAACCACAACCCAAGAGGAGTGGATTAAAAAATGGAGACAGAACTCTTAATCGATGGGGATCTTTATGCTTTTTCAACCTCAATTGCCTTGCAAAAGGAAAATCCATTTGTCGAAGGGGAATTTGAATTCGATGAGGATCTCGGCGCCACGGTGCTAAAAGGAAGGATTGAAGAGCAAGTTAAGAAATGGAACGCTGATAAGGTTACGATTGCCTTGTCATGTCCACGTGAAGAAAACTTCAGGCTGACTCAGGTCTGTGATTCGTACAAGCACAATCGTAAAGAGAGTAAGAAACCAATTGGACTAAGTTCAATGCGCACTGTCTTGGAGGAAAACTACGATGTTATCACTGAGCCTTGTCTAGAAGCTGATGATTTGCTGGGCCTTATGGCTACCAATCCTAATCGTAATAGTCGTCGTATTGTCATCTCCTGGGATAAAGATGTCACAGCCCTTGAAGGTGAGACGTATAACCCGCAGAAAGACGTTTACAAGAAGGTGTCGAAGCAAGTAAGCATCCGCTTCTTCCTATACCAGTGTTTAATCGGTGATAGCGCCGATGGCTATAAGGGAATCAAGAGGATAGGACCAAAGAAGGCAAAGCCTTTCATTGCTGGCCTAAATCCGCTGTCGATCGCTTGGGAAAAGATTGTTGAACTTGCAGAAAGGCAGGGACATGGGGAAAAAGAAGAAGCCGAAGCCTGGATGTTGACTCAGGCCAGAATGGCATGGATTCTAAGGGATGAGGACTATGACTGGGAAAATAAAAAAGTCAGACTCTGGACACCAGAACGAATCAACGACTACCTATGAAGAGCGTGAAGAGGCCTATATTAAAGAATCAAAGGATCAGGATTGGGTCTGTCCAATATGCAAAGACATCTACCCTTGTCGATGTACGATTCTAAAGTTTTAGGCATGGAGGTAAAGATGAAAGAATGTCCTAATTGTGAATATGGAATGACACGTGAAATTGAAGTCCTGGACGAAGAGCATTATTGCTTTTTCTGGGAATGTCCGCATTGCGGAGAATCTTTTTACGAATACCCTTTGGAGCATTAAAACATGGAAATAAAGAGCCCAATTCTTAAAAAAGAGATTGGTGCTCTGAAGCCATCCAGTGAAATTACAGTCAGTGAGTGGGCCGAGCGGTATCGAATCATGACGCCGTTCGACTCTCCCACTGCCGGGCAACCGTTCAATAATGATCGAGTTCCGTACTTGAGACAGCTTATGGATTGGTTTTCAGCGCCCAAGATTAGAATGATCGTGTTCAAAGCGGGCACGCAGATCGGTAAGACTAACGCCATGATGAATATGCTTGGCTGGTCAATGGCTGAACGCCCAGGGCCAATTATGCTTGCCCTACCGACATCAGAGTCCGTCGAACGATTCAGCGCGACCAGAATAGATCCTATGGTCCAGGCGTCACCGGCTCTGAAACACCTTCAACTTAAAAAATGGAAAATATCGGAGAAACATTATGCAGGTGGAGTACTTTACCTGGCTTCGGCTCAGTCTTCATCACAGCTTTCATCGAGCAGCGTTGAAGTTGTTTTCGCTGACGAGCTCAAAGATTGGCCTAGCACTCTTACTGCAGGCGATCCAGTTAAATACCTCATTGATCGGACTAAGACTTTTCCCTATACGAAGAAAATAGTTATGGTATCGTCACCGTCCGTAGAAGGGAGTCCAATTGCGAAATATCATGAAAGTTGCGAAGCTCAGGCGGAATACTTTGTTCCTTGCCCTAAGTGCGGAGAATTACACGTACTCAACTTTTCGAATATCAGGTTTGGTGAGGAAGATTTCCCTTTCGATGTCAGTGATAAAGACGACCCAGAATATTGGATCAATGCGAGAAAGTTCGCGTACTATCAGTGTCCAAACTGCGAAGTTCGAATCGACGATTACGATAAACCTAAGTTACTCCGTAATGGTAGATGGTTACGAGCGGATAAAAGTGAAATCCCTCCAGATATTACCTCAGTGGGAGTTAGGCTCAACTCGCTTAATTCACTTGACCTCAAATGGGGAGACATAGCTTACGAATTCCTTGAATGTCGTGGGGATCGTACTAAACTTAAAAACTTCATTACAGGATGGCTGGCCGAAGAATGGACAGAGGACAGCTTAGGTGTTGATGCTGAAGACTTGAAACGAAATATGTGTGAGCTTGAGCCAATTGTTGTTCCTGAGAATGCGGTGGCCCTTACAGCTGGAATCGATGTTCAGCGGGACCGCTTCTATTACAGTGTATTTGCGTGGGATAAGCAAGGAACAGGGTGGATGATACATTATGGTCTTCTAAGCTCCTACGATGAGGTTAAAGACCTTGTGTTTAATAACGAGTATCCTATTAAGGGTTCCACTGAAACAATGGGAATCTGGCGCGCTGCGATCGATACAGGCGGTAACCTAAGACAAGGCGATGACGGAGAATTGTTCAGCCAAACGGAGGCAACCTATGAATTTATCCGACAGCACAGCCGAGGTAAAATATTTGGGATCAAAGGTATGGGAGGACGAGCGGCTGGCCTGCGAGTCAAGATGTCAATGCTCGATAAAATGCCTTCTGGTAAAGCAATGCCTGGCGGCCTTGCCCTTTACCACCTCAATGTTGACGACTTCAAAGACACCCTATTCTGGAGACTCAACCAAGACGATGGAGATTCCCAAAGACTATTCTTCCATTGTGATACTGGAAACGACTGGTTTAAACACTTAGCCGCTGAAAAGAAAGTGGTAGACAAAAATGGTAAGTGGGAATGGAAGAAAGTTTCTAAGCGAAATGACTTTCTGGATACTTGCGTTTACAATCTTGCTCTTATCGATCCTCAGTTTGGCGGCGGCCTACGGTTAATAAATGAACGAGTAGGGCTTAAGAAGGTTGACCGACAGTTAGCTGAGTTAGATGATTCGATAAAAAATCAGTCATCTTATTTAAGTGATGTCCATCGTCGCTCACAGGGCGGATGGCTCAGGAAGGGAAGGCGATAATGGCCATTTTAACTTTGGAAGAACGAATCGAAAATGTTCAGACAGCGATTCAAGAAGTGCTATCGAGCCAGGAACTTACTACCCAGGCCGGTAGCGTTGTCAGAGCGCGACTGGACTTTTTATACAAAATGGAACGAGACCTTTTAAATCAATATGAATTACTGAATAGGCCGGGAGGTTTCCAGAATAAGGTAAGATTCTCGCGGACAAGATAAGGGGTGCATATGGGCAAAATCGATTCATTGGATCTTAGCAAGCCAGCTAAGGAAACCAAACAGATGAGCAGTTACCCTAATCAGCCCGGAACATACTATCGTGGTGCCTCTACAGATCGATTGCGCTCGGATTGGATAACGTCAGTTATGCCGGATACCACTCCGCCAACTTATGAGCTGACTAATCTGCGTGTAAGATCCCGTGACTTAGTACGGAACGATCCTGTGGCCCACGCTGTAATCTCCACATTTATTGATAGTGTGGTGGGTGCTGGTTTAAGTTTGCAGTCTACGATTAGCGCTTCCGATTTGGGAGTAAGTGAAGAGAAAGCCATTAAGATTAGAGAGGCTGCAGAAAAAGCTTTTGACCGTTGGTCTAAATGGGCGGACAAAGCTAACATCTTGAACTTCAGTGAATATCAGAGACTTGTTTTCAATAAGATCCTGGTAGACGGTGAGGCTGTTGTTATACCGACGTGGAATGATACATCGTGGCGTCCGTACGGTAGATGCCTGTCCATGGTTGAGTCTGAAGAATTGGACTATAACTATACGCCGGATAAACAGACAGTGAACGGAATTACCTTTGATAAGAATGGTAGTCCGAGTACTTATTGGCTTAAGACATATACGAAGAGTCAGTATGGTGGGAAGAGCGGAGCTCCATTAAAGCCGAACGGAATTAAAGCTCGCGACTCGAAAGGCAGACCTAATGTCCTTCATATCTTTGAAACGATACGACCGAATCAGACTCGGGGAATTCCTAAACTTTCTCCGGTTCTTGATAAATTCGAAGAACTTAACGAGTACGTGGAAGCTGAAATTGTCAGCGCTCGCGTTAGCGCTTGTTTGTCAATATTTGTCCAGAAGAACGACCCGATTACCGCAGCACAAGCTATGGCAACGGGTACTGAAGATTGGAGCGGAGATAGGATTCAGGATATCGAGCCTGGGGTGATCAATTACCTCTCTCCTGGCGAGTCTATTGCTGTAGTTGATCCTAAGCGTGCAGAAGGCTTTGGGCCTTTCGTGAATAATATCCTTGGCATTATCAGTATGTCTCTTGGAATTCCTAAAGAGATCCTGATGAAAGACTTTACCAAGACTAATTATTCCTCTGCTCGTGCTGCTCTGTTGGAAGCTCGTCGTCAATTCATGCATTATCGGAAATGGCTTGCTGATAAATTCTGCCAGCCAATCTATGAAATGGTATTGGAAGAAGCATATCTTCGCGGAGAAATACCGATTACGCGCAACCAGTACGAACAGTCCTTTGATAAAATTAAAGCAGCCACTTGGGTTGGCGCTGCTTGGGGACAGTTGGACGAAACAAAAGAAACGCAGGCCGCTATCCTTAGAATCCATTCTGGTCTATCAACATATGCTCAAGAGCTTTCGTCAGTTGGTAAAGAATGGGAAGAGGTATTCGATCAGCGCAAACGCGAAGAAGAATTGCTTGAGGAACTTGATTTGGACTTTTCCCTTAGTACCGTGTTGAGCAAGGGCGAAGTTGCGAACAAAATGGGAGGGGATTCAGATGCCGACACCTCGAAAAGGGGAGAAACAGAGTGATTTTGTCAGCAGATGTATTCCTATCGTGCTTGAGGAGGGGACGGCCAAGGATCAAAAACAAGCTGCGGCCGTCTGCTACTCGATGTATAAGCAGAAGAAGGAAAAATCCATGAGTAACGTTAATCTGTCTGCTGATGTTCAGACTTTCGCCAGTGCTGACGAATCGAAGCCCTATGATTTCGAATTGGTCGGCTACACGGGAAAGGTAATGGAAAAGGGTGGTTGGAGAGGAATCTTCAGCCTGGACGGTATGGAATCTAAGGGCGGTAAAGTTATCATTCTGAGAGAGCATGAACGTGATCGCATCGTCGGTTACGGCGAAACTTTCAAAGATGATCGTGGCTTTATTGTCCGAGGTAAATTTTCTAAGACGACTAAGGACGGCATTGAGGTTGCTGGTTTGCTGAAAGAAGGAATCCCGCTACAGTGCAGCGTAGGGATTGCCCCTGAGTCCGTACGGGAAGCCAAGATGGGTGAAGCTATCAATGGTTTCTCTGTCCCTCAAGGAATGCAAGTTTGGGATAAGTCCTACGTCGGCGAAGTTTCAATCTGTAGCTGGGGTGTTGATACCGACACGTCAGTTCATTCTTTTGCTAAGGAGATTGATATGTCTGAAAAGGAATTGAAAGAACTTTGTGAATGTGATGGCACCGATACGCCTTGCGAAGGTCAGTGCGAACATGAAACAAAGGAGGAAGTTGTTGAAGAATCTTCAGTCGAGACCGAGGAAACGGAAACCGAGACACCTGTGGAAGAGACCGAAGAAAAACCTGTTGAAGAGCCTAAGAAAGAGGAAGAATTTAAGTTTACACAAGCCGACCTTGACGCTGCTGTTGCTGCTGAGCGTGGGCGAGTTGCCGCAATCTTCGCTGCTGATGCTCCCGTTGAGCTTGCTAAAGAAGCCATCTCAAAAGGAATGTCTGAAGGCGAAGCATTCAAGTTTTTCTGGATGAGCGAAAAGGGAATGAAGATGGAAGCCCTTCAGGAAATGGCCGCAGAAGCTCCGGTTATTGAGTCTGAGAAGGCTGTTGTTGAAGAACAGAAAATGAGTTCTGAATATGGTTATATGGAACTTATCGCTAAGGTCAAAGACGAGCAGAAATGCTCCACGATCGAAGCTACCAAATTCGTTATGAAAAATCACCCTGAGGCCTACAGCAAGTTTATTGGCCGCTAACAAG